CTGTACTCGGTACGGATCTGAAAACTATTATAGAGATAATAGAAACTACGCCGACCGTAGTTTTTTAAAAAGAAAGAGATGTGTAACATCATTACTTGTGATTAATGCTCTTTTATATGCATGTATACAAATACGCAAGGAGAGGTAAGTTCAAGACATGCCACCCTACATCTTACTTCACTCTTCAAGTTCTAAGCAGAACTTGGAAATGAATCATAAAAATACAGGGTTGGCACATTCAAGAAAAAGAATGGTGAATAGTCTGGGCCAACATTGAACCAGATCGTAGGGAAAAAATGATCCGCTCCGCCATTCTTCTCTTCTTTTGTTACAATATTCAGAGTGACTGCATCAGTCCCTGAAATATTGGTTAGACCTTCTACCCTAAAAGCAGGGGAAGTGTCCAAGATTGTAGTTTGTGCATACATAGGAGCATTGAAACTCACACCATCATTGGTACGAGTATTCAACATCATGGCACCAGAATTAGTAAAAATGGTGTCCATAAAGTCACGTGCCGCACCACTATTTGTGGTGAGTAGTGCGTTATTTGATGGATTATATCCACTAGCTTGCAGGAGGCGCTTGCCTCGAGTGCAAATAATAGTGTGATTATGAAAACCATCAACATTGACTTTCCAAGTAAAACTACCTCTTTCTCCAAGGAAACAAGATGACACTAAGTGATAAGGGGTGGGTGAGACGTAATTATACGTTGTGCTCACACCAGAAACAAGTCCCAAAGCATTGTGAATCCCTTTTGGATCATATCCAGGGAATATAGGTCTTCGATTTTGAATAACTGTATGAATAGTTGATATAGTTATGTTCTCCAAGAGAACCAGAGCCCGATCGAGATTACATCTCATCAAGAGCTCTCTCAACGAAGTAACTTTTTCTCCCATGTACACAAGATTCAAATTGGGATCAACAGTTGAGGGACTACCCATAGTTGCTTCATGTGTCTCAAACACTTTGTCTCTATTTTCAGATTGAACTGTGAAGAAACCAAGTGTCTTGCTTATCTCCTTGGGATTGGCAAATTCCATGTTATCGGCTCCTCTAACGGAAACTAACACCTGGATATCTGCCGAATTGACAGGACTAGTTTGCTCAGTCAAAACTCGAACCGTAAGGATTCCATTAACAGTATTGCTCGTATCTTTAGCAAGTGCTGTTGTACTAAAAATAGTAGCGGAAACCAAGGACGGAGTCTTTAAATAAGCTGCCTGTTGATTGTATGGTACACGAAGTGACAATTCAGTATTGTCAGTGATATCAAGAATATGATTGTAAGTCGTGTGTGCTGTGTCTTCCGGAGTTCCAGTAGTGGCTACATTGCCAACTGGGTCCCAGGAAAATCTGAGTCTACCTCGATGATACTTTGAGCATATGATCTTAAAGTCAAAGATCAAATCTCCTCTCCAATGTTCGAACATCTGGGCAACAAGCCACATTGGCGTGCCATTGACCACAGTCATTTGTGAAGGAGATGTATCAAATACTGACATATAAGGACTTATATATGTATTCCACAATAATGTGTCCTTTGTGTCCGAGGCTGACCAGAGAAAGCTTGTCAAATAACTTTGACGTCGCACGAACTCAGATATATTCAATGGATCTTCATTTCGTTCACCAATACACATGTTGTTGATTGTAAGCTCATTCTTTGAATCAACAGTCAGTTTTTCCGTAGCATCAGAAATATCTGATACAGCTAATCCATGAAAAGGAAGATTTTTAAATGGATTGACATCGGAGGCAACTGGAACCTTTGAGTACCCAAACAACTTTGCAATATCCGAAACACCCTCAGCTGCTATCGAAGTAGCAGTAGCAAAAGGACCTATTACAGGTAGTTTTGAAAGCAAACCTGAGGCCCTTGCAATAGCTGAGGCTGGCTTTGAAATGGCTCCATTACTAGAGTACTCATCCTTGACACGATTCTTAGATTGCATAGAAGCTTCCACCGTCATACCATTGAGCTGAATGTTCTCAGCCCAGGCTGTCATCGTAATATTGACATCGGTTCCGGCAGCAGAATTTGCATTTCTTAGAATGTCTGGTGAATCACCAAACAATCGGCCAAGGTACCGCACATTTGTAGTTGCCGTGACATCCACCCACTCATATGGGTAGATGAATGGTAAAACTATTTCAGCGCCCTCACTGTTTTGAGGGTAGACCCAGACATGTGGTCTCTGAGAATAGCTGACGAGCTCGTCACCAAGACTGGTACTCACTGGGGCGGAATTAAAAAATCCGTTGAGTGGCTCATATGATATGAGCAAAGCACCATAATAGAATGGTGAGGCATTGATTTGTATCTTTACATGTAAATCACATCGCATGAAAGGATAATTGTCCAATTTGGCTTTCATAGCAGCTTTTTGAAAGAAGAGCTCCCATGGAGCTATTGAAAAATCAAGAGAACTACCAAGGGTCCAAGTTCTATTATCTATAATAGCAGGACGACTCAAATACTTCTCTATTTCAGCATGTGTAGTACACGTTGGTTGATACAGCTGGGTCACAGAAGAAGGTTGGGCAACCTGCCCACTTTCTCCTTCTGTAAAACCCATTTGAACTTGATCTTTAGTAAGTTCAGTGACATCAGCATCCTTAACAACATCCTCTGATTGAACTACAAATCTATGAAACAATTCATGATTTGCACAACAATAGTTGTCACCGCTGCAATTGCCTGCAACGTCTTCAAATGTGCGTGGAAAATCATCTTCAAGTGCAAAGATGCTTCCATTATCCGAAATTTTGCTCTCAAGCATTTTAATTTCAGACGATTTTTTAGATTTTTCAGTCTCTCGACTATTTTTCGTGTAAGTTTTCGCAAGCTTGATTTTAATCCCCCATGGCAGCTCAACCGTAAGGGGGACGACCTGAAGTCCATTTGGTCACCAACCAAGACCTTCCCTAAATAGGGTTTTTGAGGAACGCTCTGGTAAGTTACGTGATAGATCCACTCTTCCGTCATTCAGGGACGACAGGATTCTTAATCGGGACAGTAATATATCCACCACGTGCGGTTTTGGCTTAAAAGACATACCGCAAAAGCCTTTTTACTCCATATCTGTAGAATACTAGCGCAATAAACATTGGCTCATGACATCGCATGAGTGTTATCCAACAGATGAGATGAACGATGAAACGATCAAACTTCTGATCAACAACACAAGTGTAAAGGTAATGGAGTATGACGAGGAACAATGTGAATAATCCATGAACGATGTGTATGTATGTGGCCCAATAAATATGCTCGAAAATTGATAAATCAAAACCGGTCATGCTTTGACTACTAGGATAATCCCACACACTATACATCGAAAATGTATCATAACACATGTCCTCTTTTGTTTGAGCAAAGACAATTCTGTCGCTGCTCTGCATTGTGTACTTATCACCAAGAAAGAAGTGATTATAGTTGTCACAATGCTTGGAACATTTTTTGAATCTTTCAACCAGTTCATCAAAGGTTAAGAAGGTGCTGTCTGAAGCGTAAGACATGTAACCTAATTTTTCAACTACCTTTCTTAAGAGCTCTAGCTTATCATTGTAAATCTCACGTCCATAGAAGAAATATTCTCCCATAGCACTTTCAATCACAGCGATTGCTTGAGCTCCTTCAGATACTGACTTTGATCGATTCCAGACCATCAACATTTTTTCAATCGAATCATGGTCCAATGGTGCAACATAACATCCAAGTTCTTTCTCATATCTCCATGTTCTCTTCAAAAAAGAAGATTCCTCCATTTGGATGTATGGCACACTCTCAGCTTCTTTGTCGGCCATAGTATACTCAATTCCAAGTTCACTGAACTTTTTTGAAATAGTCGTGTGGTTATACCAATCACAACCCTCTCTCACTGACATGATATTGTCATCACCGTACGTCATCAAACTCACATTCTCCTTGAATGTATGAACATCATCATTAGGATTTAGTAAGAAATATACATACCGCATACGAAGACAATTCACGAGAGAATTGAGTATCACCGTTAGTGGATTTCCAGATGGATTCGAACCGTGTAAGGTAATCAAATCACCATTGTAATCCACTAGAGGAAACGCTGTGTCTTCAGCCACACAACGAATCACCCTGATATCCTCATCAGTATAATTACCACTCTCTTTACAAAAATGGATAATAACGTCAAAGGCCGCAAGGATTTCCATAGGGCTCATTCTTTTGTCAAAAGCCTTGTAATCTCCAGCTATAACACGATCTGTGCCATGCTTGAAGATGTAATCATAAAGTTCTTGCCACTCAAGTGATTGGGCAATGGTTCCAGGGCCACTCTCAAAGGCCAGTCGTTCATTCTGAACAAGCCTAGTAAATGAGAGTAGGTATTTTCTCACCACAATAGTCCAATCAAAAGGCGCTCCCGTGAAAACACGTGTCTTTCCAACTTTTGATTTTTTGAAGGATACAGGTTCGTCCTTCAGGTGTGCGCAGAAATTCGGGTGTGCGCACTTACCCGCCTTGTAACAGTTGATAATCTCATCTACACGATCCATAATTTCATCATCAACTTTCACAGGGTCCAACATACCATGTTGGGGTTCACAGCTCTCCATGAAATACCTTTTGGATTTTTTCCATGGGTTACCAGCACTGGTGTTACGATTGATTTTATCAATATACGCTACCTGTGCTCCATTGATTGCTGTGAAATTGTCAAGAACCATAAGCATATTGCTCACAGCTCCGGGATGACCAAGGTTGCACGTGACGTCATTGATGTATGACGCAACACACAAATCAAGAATTGATGAATCAAGTTGATTGACAGGTTGTACCAAATCTTTAGCCGCAATGTGCCAAGGTACCCAACTTTTCATCTCAGGTTTGGTGTACTTGATTCTGTAGCCTTCCTTTGCTAACTCGTAACTCATAGGAGTATTGACGACAGACGATTTGCCCTTACCACGAAAATCAGCAAAAGACCCATAGATGGTGGCATACCCCTCTTTGAGATACCTAAAACAAGATTTCTTGTGAAGGGGTCCAAGTTTTCTCTCACTAGTCTTTGCTGAGATAAGATCTAAATCTCCAGATTCAATGGTATATGCCTCCAATTTAGCATACTCACTCCTGATGAAATCACCATCAAATGCAAGAGCCATACTTCTATTGACATTGTCGCAAAGTGCGACATGCATACCAATAATGGCATAACCATAACCTGTGTCTGCAACTAACATAGACCCACAGTCACCAACATGTGTAGATTTTTCGGGGGTCCCATAAATGATGTCCGCAAAGCCAACATTAGGGAGTGGTATATTCTTGATTTTGGTCATCGCTTTCACTGGAATGTAATCAACACCTCCATCTTCTCTTCTGATAATGTAAGAACCATCGTTTTTCCCATCATAACTTTTGCCAATGATGTATTCAATGAAACACTTTTTCGGGGGTTTTTGTCGCAGTGTCACAAAAGCGATATCTCTGCTTGGATGTCTAATGACTTCTTTCTCGCTTATAACGAACTCATAATTCCTGTTGATTCCACTTGTTTTCACGGTCTCAGTAATTCTGATTTTCGTTCCACACTCCAGGGTAGGGAGATTGTGATTGTTCGTGATGTAAACATGGCCCCCAAGACAGAACATTTTACCGGGGCGCTCCATCCGGGTCCCCAGTATGTCAACAGTGAATGAACAACAGTTTACAGACAACTTCTTAAGAAAAGTCGAAAAATCGACAGACCTCGATGAAGCAGATTCACGAGAAAAACTGGCTGGGGAAACATCAAACTCATTCTTGTACCATACATTCTCTCTTCCATTGATTTCAGCCATAGGTACAGTTCCAATTTGTTCAGAGACTCTATCACCACTTTGTTTTTTGTATTTTGTAAGCCACACAACGAGAGAACCTGCTGAGATAATCAGGGCAAAACCCATGAACATTTTTGGATGTCCAATTCTCTCAGCAACTCTGTTGCCAAGGAACTCCCATGTTCTTAGCGTACAGTGTTTTCGAACAAATAAAGACCATTCTCTCACTCGGCTGCGGCACAACACAACACACTTCAAGCTTGTGAATATGTAAGCTGCAAACAACCATAAGGCATAGAGATAATCATTTGCCCAGATGTCTAACACGCGAGGTTTTGGTTGAGACTGAAGTTCAAGACAGTAATTTTCAGGCAATTGACAACAAACGCAATTTCTCGACGTTTGCAATCTCTGGACAGATTCTGCGAATTTTCTCTGATTACTCTGAAAGTCGTTTATCGCATTTTTGTACCAAAGAAAAAATGTCTTTCCATCAACATTGTCTAAGAGTCTTTCGAGTTCTGCAACATTCTGCACGGATCTACTCTCATCAATAGGCACAGGTTTAACAAGATCAACTGACCACCGCCAGCAGTCTGGGTAGGCTGTATCTGGTACTTTGGATGAATCCAACATTCCCCTAGTGTCAAGAAATTCATCTTTAACACGCGGAGTGATAATGAAAGGGAACCTTCTTTGAACTGCTGATGGAGTTGTGAAGTAATGGTAGGCATTAAGATCCTTACGATTTGTGGTGGCTACTACCAGCTTGGCTCTCATTGGAGTTCGCCCTTTGTCTTGGAGTGCTGCCTGATCTGGGCAGAAAGCTGCATTGTTCATGATTTGGAGAATCTCATCAACTGATCCAGTGTCATTCAAGCTCGGTCTCTCACAAGCTACATCATCAAGAATGATAGTGTGACACGATGACACATACCCATCCCAGTATTTTGCTTTGGGGTTACGTGTGTATCTGTAAGAGGAGTCTAAACCAAGACCCATTAATGTCGCAAAGTAAACACATAACATCTCAGTGATAAAACTTTTACCAATCCCTGAATCTCCATAAAGGAGCACCCCAAATGGTGCTTTTCGCGATTTTCGGCCTTGTTGTCGGGTAGTCAGATCGTCACGCATCATCAACATCTCGTCAAGTTTGGTTTTGACCAAGTCCTTTTCATACTTCTCAAGCATAGTCGCGTGCTTGGATATGGATTGCAATTTTTCAACAGTTTGATCCAGAGAGGCCCTGAACTCGCTTTCCGTGAAACCATGAGATTCCGGATCAGTGATTAGACGAGCTTGTCTTGTGAGCAACTCACATTTTTCGAAAATATCTTTGTACGTACCACCACAATGGAAAATCGTGTTGATGTCTCCAGTCTTGTAAACTTGGTATCCTCGTTCCACTATAAACAGTAGAGTGTCACAGAGGACATAGGCAAAGTCTGCTTTATGATGGTATTTCTTCTGCATGAGGCTTTGTTCCAATTTCGTGTAATTGAGGGTGTCCATACTCACACCAACTGATTCAAAAAGTGAAAAAGAGAGCGCATAACAAATGCATTTGTAAACTTTGTCAACAATGGGTGATTTTTGAATGTTTTTCCACGCGGTCAGCAGTCCTCTAGCTTCTTTCAACACATCTGATGATTGCCAAGAATACTCATCCTCTGGAAACACGTGCTCAATGTAATTTTTAGCCTTCATGACTGCAGCCACACAGAGAGATCCCTTGTATCTCATTTTGAATAATGTGAACATGGCAAACGACACGATAGATTTCATACTTTCATTTTCTTTTCTGCGTGATAAGATATCCATGAAAACATATGCTTGCTCAGCATGGTCGATAAGCTCCTCAAAGGGAATACATTGACTCGTGAATATTTCGCCTAGCCTGTCAAGAGATTGGATAGAGTATTGGGTCAAATTCCAGTGGGATGAGACCTTACCCTTATCATCAAAGCAACAATCTTCACAGAAACAATCCGATTCGTGATCAAACTCTCCATAAATGCACTCAGAAGGTGCAACATCACCGGATTGAAGTGTGAAACTGAAATGGTAAGAACAAAAGCCATAACCACACAAACACTGCTCTGATTCAAGATCAGAAAATTCTCCATAGATGTGTTCTGATATGGACCCTAAAGAGCCTACGTCTGAATCATCAAATACGAGATCTGAAGGAATTTCAATGTATTCGTGTGTCAAATCAAACGATGCTCGTAAAGCTTCAGGATTTGTATATTCATTGCCGTAAATCCTTGCCAAGGATTCGGTCAATTGTGTGTATAAAGGAGTTTCACTCTCAATTTTCACACGATAAAGAATATCAATAACATTCTGCTTTACATTGTCGTGATGGATCATATATGCTGATAATTCAGCAACCTGTATATCACTCATCCCGATAAAAAGTGTACGCGTGACACCAGATCGGAAATACTTGTTGAAATGTAGATTGTTTGGACTTGTTTGTCGGGCGTTACCACGAACTTCGCTTTCTCTTAATTCATTGATTGTAACCATAGTGAAGGAAAAGAAAAGGGGGGGTGCTGTGAGCAATTATTCAGGCAGCTACACGCAACATACCTTCTACAATACGCTCAAGCGTTGACGGTTATGTAGAAACCGTGATCTTAAATTACACAAGTGATCAAATGTGGAGTTCATAGTCTCCAACAAAACTCTCGACAAAAAATGTAAAATCTCACAATATACTAGTACAAATAAATGCACTTTCATTTTGAGATTGAAAACGGTATTCTTTTTATTTTGCTTTTAATGATTGTATTACTAGTTCCTGAATAAACGGAAAACTCGACAATTCATACAATCTATTTTTTAAATTTTTATTTTCTTTTTAATTTTTTAAATTTCACATAAAAGGGTTGTGCTTTTAGTGAAACAAACTCAAATGCAGCCGCACAACAACTACAAATGATTTATTTCATATCTGATCGTCAAAAAGGGTCTGTGATCCTCTAATAGGGCCAGATAGAATATCCAATGCCTAAAGAACATGTGCAATTGCCATTGTTCTGAAGGGTGAAGATTTCTACCTAGTATGCCTAATAGCAATCACAGATAAGCCTAGATGGCATCTGGATTTGAAATAAACTGAGGGGTTATT